GCCGTGTTTTTCTCTCGATTTTAGTTGATAGATTTGCCATAGTTTGTCCTCCTTAATTTTATTCACTTAATTTAAAAATTCCCATATAGCTATCTGCTGATCTCACTACAATATTTCCACCACTACTTTGATAATATTTCCATTGAACAGTGTCATTAGCTGATAAGTTTAAAATACCCATGCCACCAGATGTTGAAAAAACGTTACCTGGTGATTGTTCAAAAGAATATTGATTTGCACTATCACTATTTATGTAAAGTGTAATGGCATTTCTATTAGATTGTGCATCATTATATCTAAGATGAATATGACATACATATTTTCCAGCAGATGGTGCTGTGAAAAGGTAGGTGCTATTATTATAAGCATTAGCAGTATCATAAATTTCAGAAGCAAAAGCTATTGTTGTTGTTGTGTTGTTAGATATAGTTTGATCGCCAGATAATTTTGCATACATATTTGGTGTGTTAGCTGGAGTACCAGTTACAGTTCCTGTAAATGCGTAGTTAGATGCCTCATTTAATTGAGTTGGTCCTACTGCGTCTGTTAACTAATTGTAAATCTTCATAATCAGAATTTAATTCTTGTTCTTTTTTTAATATAGTTTGTAACTTAGCAACAGCTTTATTGGAAACATCAGATAAGTTTTCTGAATCGTAATCTTTATTATCAACTGTTATTTTCATAATTAAACTCCTGTAGTTATTGATAGTTAATATTTATATTAACTCTTAAATTTGTATCTGTTTGTGTAATGCTTCTGTGTTCTTCACTACCATCAAACATCAAAAGTCTGTTTTCTACAGAATTATAAAATTCTCCATTTTTAAATTCTGTGCCACCATTATTTGTATTCAAACTAAACAAAGCTACCTTATGGTCATGTGGAAAATCTCTGTGAAAACCATGCTTAATATTCTCATGTGTCTTTGTATAAGCATTAACTTTTATTCTTAAAATATTATTAAATTTTAATCTTCCAAGTAAAGGAAACATTAAATCATAAAATTTACTTTCTTGACCTTTTTCGGTAAAGAACATTGGGTGACAAAATAAAAAACCAGATTTATCCCAAGGTGAACTTACTTCATCAGTATAAATCCAAGTAAATTCTTTTCCTAAGATTACACTTTGCATTTTTTTTAAAAGAAATTCATCTTCAAGAAAATTATCTATTACTTTCATAAATTACTCTATTGGTGTATTTTCCCAAGGAAGATTTGAATTCGGATTATGATTTGCTTCTTTTTCTATCAATTGATTAGCAGTTTCTTCTAATCTTACTTTTAATCTTTCTTTAACTGGATTTATAACTTCATCAGTTAGTTCTACATCAATCCAACTTTTAGTTAATTCCTCTGTTATATTAACACCAAGAATTTCTTTTGGTGGATTAAAATTAATTTCTAATTCTTCTGCATATCTAACTGGCATTTTATCTTCACTATAAATGCAATCTCCAAAATATTTAATTCTTGCAGTTGTCAAAGTACCTCCAACATAGACTAGATTTTTAATTTGATAAAAAAATGTATATTCCATAATTCTCCTATATTAATGTTACCAATGCGTTATCAAGACCTTGTGCTGAAGTTATCCGACAACAATAAACTCCATGAGTTCCCCCACTTGATGTCCATCTTTCTCCACTAGATGCTCCACCTTGTGTCATAGAATTAGAACCATTTTGTGTCATAATCGTTTGGTGTGAACTTCCTGGATAATAACTACCAACTACAAAATGTTCTCTTGCACCATAACTTGCAGTTAAGAATTCAAATACATAGGAAACTGAATGTAGTATTTGCCAATCTACTTGAATTTGTTTGCTACCACCCCAATTACCAGAACAAGAAGAAGTAATACCATGTCTAACCCAAGCATCTGTAGTTTGACCATCAGCAGGTACATATAATCTTGCACCAGTTACAGTTGATGAGCCTATTCCTACTCTACCAGAACTATCGATACGCATACGTTCTGTATTAACAGTTTTTAAAGTTAAATATTCAAATCTTGAAGTTCCACTATTAATATCATTGTTTATAAAATATCCACTTATAGCATTATCAGCAGTACCAGCAGTTCTTGTTCCTGTAAAACCAACAGAATCTCCACCAACTCTAAGTTCACCAAAAATACTATCTTTACCAAATCTAGTAGTAATACCAGAGCCACTTCTATAAACATCTAATTTTTCAGCAGGAGAACTTGTACCAATACCTACATTCTCACTACTATCAATAGTAATAGCTGTTGCATTTCCATTATCAGTAATACTTGGAGAACCAGCTGCTGCAAAAGTATTATCTCCTCTTAAAAAAGTTGTAGAATCTTTAGTTCCTGTTGCTGTTAATTTAGCAAGTGAAACAGAACTGTCTGCTATCGCTGCAGTGTTCACTGATCCTGCACCAGGCGAATTTGTCCCAACTGCTCTGCCTAGAAATACACAGTACATTTCGTCCGTACCATTTGTTAACGCTGCGGATAGTGTAAGAGTGGTACCCGATGCAGTGTATGCTTTACCAGATCCTGGTTCTTGGACAATGTTGTTAATTACAAGTCTGATATCGTTTTCGTTATTTACGGAATGCGATAGAGTATAGGCAGTTTGAGAGTTTACGATTGTAAATACTTGTCTCTCAAAACTTATGAAACTTCTTGCTGGTGCGTTTCCTAAATAGGCCATGAATCTCCTATGTACTTATATCGTCTACAGCGCCAACGATAGTATCTAAAGAAGAAGCAGTGTCTGATTGTACATACAACTGATCTCCTGAAGCAAGAACTATCTTCGAACCTCCGTCAATTAGTTCTAATGATCCACCCGATACGATTGGTGCATTTTTTATTAAATAGTAATCAGTTGATGATCTTTTAATAAAAGCATCAACTTGAATTGTTGAAGTTGTTGTGTTAGCCATTCTAACACTAATTAAAGTATCAAAACTATTTGCAGCACCACCTAATGCATCTACTGCTGAAGTTCCCGTGTTTCTTGTTAAATAATTTCTAAAATTTTGTGCCATAATCCTTATTTACTACAGGGCGATCGACATTGCAATCACGAAACCTGCAGTTACTCCTCCTGATATTGTTAAAGCTCCATTACTAGCTAGTGTTGCATCTCCTGATACAGCCACTTCTTGATAACTAGTGCCATCTCCAACTAGTATTTTTCCTGAAGTATTATCAGGCATTTTTAGCTGTGATCCAACAGTCACATTACCTATTGTGACTAAGTTTGAATTAATTTTATTACTTATATTGGTTACATGATTACCCATGTAAGCATGTGATGAACATTGATAATATAAAATATTTGGAGTTGTTTCATCGACAGCAATCTGTGTATATGCACCAGAACTACCTGGAGTTCCATTTGTAGTTACACCTGTTGTGTAAGCTGTAGACTTATCTGATTCTAGATAAAATCTTAAAGGATGTCCACTGTTTGATGAGTCTGATTGATCGAATCTATAGTATTGTGCATAAGCTGAGTTTGATGCATCTACACCAGTTAGTCTCAAAGCAGGTGCCTCTAATCCACCTAAATAATACGCATTACTAGAACCCGCACCTTGATATGGGTGATTACCAGATTTAGCTGCTACCTTTACGGTAATTATTTTTGGCGCCGACGAAGAAGCATTTTCTTCTGGAAAAGGAAGATTAATTTTTGAACCTGGTACTGTACAGAAAACATCTTTTGATCCTGAACCAAAATCAACAGCAGCATCGCTATTAGAACTAGAGATAATATAAGTTCTAGTTAATGTGCTTGCCCCTGAATTTAAAGTTCCAAAACCAATTTCAAATTCTGTTGTACCAGTACGAAAAATACAATAGTATGTTGTATTACTTCCACCAATTCCTGCAGAAAAAGTTTCAAAACCTGATACAGCTCCACCAAGTGTAAACGCACCTGTTCCTGTAGTCGTAGAGGTTTCTTTAACCCTATCGTTAAGTATAAACGCCATGTTATATTCCTATTACGATGTTAAACTAATAATCGCATTTGCTGGTGTACTCGGATCAGGGAATACAATAGTGAAGTCACCATTGGTTGCTGTCTTTGTTCCACCAAAATCTAAAATTACACACAACTTATCTGATTTGTCATCATTATATATAACTCCATAAGCTGCACTAAAAGTTGCACTTGAAAAAGTTAAATTAGCGAAATCAACTGTTGCAGTTCCTGTTCCTGTTGCAACTGCCTGACTCGCTAATGCTACTCCACCAGTGGTGTATCCAGCATTAGGAGCACTAGTACTAACTTCGTTAGAAACTGATGAATCATATACTGTAGCAGTAGGTGCGTATGGTGAACCAGATCCGGCTGTGTACAAAGCTAATTTAAAAGAGTCTCCTCCATTTGCAAAATTATGCGTTCCTGAAAGTAATTCACTTTTAAAACTATGTGGTACTACATTTGCCATTTTTTATCTCCTTATTACGGTGATGGTGATTTAATAACATTACGAATAACACCATCTTGATATTCGTCTCTTCTTCTTCGACCTTCTTGTTCTATCGAATATGAAGCTGCTGATCTCTTATAAGACATCTCATAGTATTGTAACAGATCTGTGGGACCTTTCAAGTACCCATATGCTTCTGCGAGACATGCGTATAAAAGTAAATCTTGATATTTATTTGATAAATATGTTCCTACCGTAGAAGCTGGATTAGCTGTCGTTGGTTGAGTTGTACTAGTTATGCTAAATGGCTGTTTCATATAAGCCAAAGTTATTTCGTAAGTTGCATTTGGAGTAGGCGCCACTACCCAAAAATTAGCGTCCCAGTTTGCATAGTATTTAGGGATACCAGATGCAGTTGAAGGCGTGTCATAAAAAGTAGCCATATAACTAGCTTCTTTTTTTTCTAAAAATGTCTGTGTATTTGGAGTTACGTTTGTATCTTTTAATTGAACGTATCTAATATTTCTTAAATCAGATGGTATAGTTACATATCTATTACCATTAATTAAAGTTGATGTAGCATATACTCTGTTGTCATCAGTATCTATTTCTCTATATATTCTATTTTCTGCATTTTTTATAATTGTATCTAATATAGTGTCAGATAAAACAACACTATCTACTTCAGTATAGTTTCTAATATCAGTTCTTAAGTTTGCTAAAGTGTATGCCATATTATGGTGTTAAAGTTACGGGTCCTGCTGTAACTGTCATTCCTCCTGAATCTTCTGTTATAGTTGGTGTTGATCCTAATGTAAATGTATACTTATCTGTTGTTGTAACTGTAATAGAAAAACCAGATGCAGATTCAAAAGCAGAAGGTGCAACTCCACCTAAAGATCCGTCTACGTTTCTAAATACTACTGTATCACCTGTAGATCTTCCATGATTTATGTCTGTGACAGTTATTGTAGTTGATCCACTAGTTATTGAAAATGGGTTTGGTCCTAGTAATCTTGCTACAGCAGGCTCAGTTCTATCTGGTCTTGCATTACGTAAACCTTGTGGTTCTGCTACAAATCTTTTTGGTTCTAGTTGTGGGTGTTTCTTTTCATACTCTGAAGTATGAACTCTAGCACCATTCCATTCTATAACCATTTCTTTGTAAGGAAATTCCATACCAGATCTGTCAGATATGAATTTTGAATACTTACCAACAGCCATTAGTTAGTCTCCGTAAAATAAGATTTAGGTGTAATGAATGTACTAGAAGATGATCCGTCTTCTGATAAAGCTCTTTGGAATTCATCTTCATAAAATAATTTAAATTGTTGTGTTCTTTGTGGTGCGTATTTTTGAGATAAATAATATGTTAAACCTGAAACCATACAAGGTACAAATCTATATGGAACATCTGCTCCGTTTGTATATGCACCTGCATCTTGTATTCTTTTTACAAAAAAGAAATTTAAAAATTTACCATTCTCAGTTGATCCAGGTGTTAAATATAAATTGATTGTAATTTTATCTATGAATCTTTGTACAAAATATTGTGATGGTTGACCTGTAGAAGTTTTATTTGATAAAGCTTGATATGCAGATCTTGCTATTTTTGTTAAAGGCACATCTATGCTGCTATCATTTCTAAAACTAGCTTCTAATATATCATCAGCTCCATTTACAAAATTAGTAACTGCATCACTGCTGCTATGTGATGCTGCTGTTGTATCATCAGCTGCTCTTGTTGCACCTGTTAAATTTAAAGATGATATTCCTGTGTAAGAAATTATTTCATTATTAATTTTAATTTTACCAGATGATGGCATGTTTGTTACGGCTGTAAGAGGTATAGTTGTTACAGTATCATCTATATTTGCTGACAAAGTTGTAGTAACTCCATTAGATGCTCCCTCTGCAGAAGATCTAAATATAGTATATTCTGTTTGATCAGTTGCTAATGTTATGGATGTGTTTTCTACTTCCCAATAGTGAAGACCACGGTTGGCCCACTCTTGAAACATAATATTTAAAGTTCTTCTAGA